GTCACAGTGGTGATTGGGACAGCTTGTATCACGTTTTGACTTGGAAAGATCGGATAATCGAAGGAGATTATGCTACATACGACAAAACAATGAGTCCTGCGGTGATCCTGGATATCTTCTCCATTTTGATAGCCATAGCTAGACGCGCCAAATATTCGGAAAGACAACTAAGAATCATGAATGGTTTAGCATATGAAGTAGCCTTCCCAACCTACGAAGCCAGAGGTCTCTTGTTTGTTGCCAGTGGTTCAAACCCGTCTGGGCATCCTGGGACGTTCATCATTAACACGCTTGTGTGTAGCTTGTATGCGCGGTATTGTTTTTTTAAGGAGTTGAAGACTCGATCACTCAAGATCGAGTATCCATTTTCTCATTACGTGAAAGAGATTACTGCTGGAGATGACCACCTGTTCAGCGTATCCCCCGAGTGCACATGGTTTGACCAACATGTCATGCAGAGACATCTTGCGTCCGCAGATATAGGATACACAGATGGAAAGAAAAACAAAGACATTCCTACGCCATTCATCCATATCAATGATGCGAGTTTTGTCAGTAGAGGATTTCGTTATTGTACATATCTCAAACGATGGGTTGGACCCCTCGCTGTGAAATCCTTGAAGAAATCGTATATGATACACAACTTGCCTCAGAAAAACAGTCAACATCCCAATGACTTGATTGCTACGGTTGTGGAGCAGAATCTTGTCGAATTGTTTTTCCATGGAGAGGAGGCATTTGATCGTATGGATAAGGCCGTGCGTGAATCGATGGCAGAAGCAGGGCTTGGCCATTTGTGCCCACCACCTATTACGTTCCAGGAGGTGGGCGAGTTGATAAAGGAACGTACCCAACCCGGTTTTATGGTGGATCTGCGATCAGGGGATTCCATCAAATACCACCCGCCAGATGTCATCATAGGAAAAGTTGATGACCCTTACATAATGGAGATTACGGATTCTCTTTAGACATAAGGAAAAGACGCACATGTGTATTGTAATGTAAATTAAAAACACCTTGTACAATAATGAGTGTAACTGTACAAAAATAG